TCGTGCTTTGTCCAGAAGAAATAGTAGGATAAACAGAGGCAAAGAAGTCATCAGCAATGTGATTCGGGATGAAAGCGAACTCGTCAAGAAAGATGACATTATAGGATCCGCCTCGGACAGCAGATGAAGAAGTAGAGTTAGATGAAATCTTGGAGCCATTTTCTAATTCTAGACTACCTTTGTTCCAGGATATAATACCTTGTTGCATCCACTTTGGTAAGTTTTCATAAGCAAGTTGTAATCTTCCAAGAAGGTCTCTCGCAGTGGATGCTTTGTTTGCCAGAATAGCTATATTGACATTATCGTTGAATACTGCATAATGTAACAAATATGAAACACAAGTAGTAGATTTACCCGTCTGGCGGGGCATCTTACAAATGTTAAATCTGTTCTTATGGAAATTCTGAATCAGTTTTTCCTGAAACGGATACATTTCAAAAGGAACAAGACCGTGATCCAGAGAAACAATCTTGATATAATTTCTTGCAAAATAAACAGGATCTTCCTTACACTTTAAGAACTCAATGATTTGTTCTTCTGTAAATTGAATTTGTGTATTGGCTTTTTTTAGATTAGGATTACCAAGATATACATTATCACTCATAATAAATTACCTCTGTTCAATCCAGTTCAATACTGCAAGTGCTGTTTTGTTTACGTTTGGTGAGGCACAAGCAAGTGTAAAAGTATCACTGATTGTTCCAATACCAGATCTTGAAAGTTGTAAATCTGCAAGTCTGTCAATCTCAATTAAAGTAGAACCACCAGAAACTACAAATCCAGAAAGAATATCTCTACCATTAGAAAGTGCAGTTGCGGAAGTATCATACTGAATAAATGAGTCTACATCTGCGTGATTTGTCCAAACTGGATTAGTTAGCGTTGCATTCTGCAAAAGTTTCCAGTATACGTTCGTATTATCATTTGTTACTGCTTGTAGAGATCTTAAAAGCATTACCGCATTCAAAGCAGTTGATTTTAGACGCAAACTTACAATTGGATAGAATGTATTTGCAAGTGACATTGTGGTTCCAGTAATGCCATTAGACTGACTCAAAAGAGTTCCGAGTTTGTCTACATTACCATCTTGAATCAGAGAATTAGAACCCTGATACATATAGTGAGTTCCTGCAACACCAGTTACATTCTCAAGTTCTAGACGAATTGGTAGGAAAGGAGTTGAACACCAAACTTTATCAAGATTATTTGAGTTATAAAATGTATGACTCTTAACAGTTTCACCTTCCATTAACCAAGAAAAATCTACGGTTCCTGCACCATACCATTCATAACTAATAGAAATCATCTGTTGTTTTGTTGGATCTGCGGTTACACCAGTCCAACCATTACCATCAAACTTTTCACCATTCCAGTCATCTCTACCAACTCTTATTTCTGTAGTAATGCCAGATGTGCTAGTACGAATTACATAAGAATATGTCCCGCCATTATCCTCAAAGTAAGCACCATTATTGTCATCAAACAATCCAAATCTTCTGCGAATGCCAACTTGTGGAGTATCAAGTCGAATTGCGAACGCAAGTGTTGCAGGTCTTCCAGGAATGTATCTCATTACATTCTTAGTTTGTCTAATGACTTTACTTCCAGTTGTAACACCCACTTGCATAGTTACATTACTGGAATATTGATTCCAAGTTGCAGTTGCAATTCCAACTAATCTCTCATCCCAAACATCAGTCTCCTTACCATATTGAAAGGTGTTGAAGAAAACTGTTTGGAAAGGGGCAGTCTTTAGTCTATTGTTATTAGAAAACTGTGGTCTCCAATCTGTCTGGTTTCCCCAGTGATCTGCGATATTGAAAACTTCAAATAAAGATCTTTCTTGATTTAGAAAGTCCTGTTCGTTCTTATTCCACTGAGCCATTAATCAATCACTCCACGATAATCTTTCTGGTCTGTATCTTTCTGCGTTTTTAACTTTTATAGAAGTAGATTCTACTGGATAGATATTGTGAACTATCGCTCCAGGATATTCTTTTTGTAGTTGCTCTGCTAGTTCATTTTTATCCATCATTTTGCCTTCGACTTCCATACGATACAATCTTCCTTGCCAAACTACATCAGCAAGAAACGATTCATTTGTCGCCTCTGGTTGAGATGCATTCATATAAAGATTTCCATTGAAATCTCCAGCAATATTAATGCTCTCTGAAATAAACTGTTGAAAGGATTTCATTTTAGTTACAGTTCCAACGACGAAGTGCTTTATTAATTCTTGAATCAGGATCTCTTGCAGTTTTTGCTGAAGTCAGTTTTGATTTCATTCCCTTCATTCTGCTGCAAAAATTTTTACGACGACCTGCTCTTTTACCTGTTGGATTTTTTTCAGTTACTGCTGTTTGAAGTTTTGAACCTGGATTCTCACGACGATAAGCATCTACCGCTTTCTGACTTAATCCATCAGTCTTATCTTGACGATTAACTTTTTGCCAGTCTTCCATAAATTCAGTAAAGGTTTTCAAATTTTCTTCCCTAATACCAGCAGATTGTTTTACCTGTCTTAACTGCTGCATATTTCCACCAGTAGAAAGTGGAAGTTTATTAGTCTTTGTTGCATTATCTAGTGCTTTATCTACTGCAGGTTTTGCAAATTTTTTGAGTAAATAGGGTGCAGCGGCTGCAGCAGCTAAACCAGCACCAACAACTAAAGGTGCGATCTCATTAATCTGTTCACTTTCTACGCTTTCTGCCTTCATTTCACCACTATCGACATAATCTGCTGCAGAATCCAAATAGTCGGCTGCTTTTGTAATTTTGGATTGTACCCACGCCTCAATATTTCCTTCACCCTTCATTTTTTTACGAAGTCTCTTTGCTGCAGAAATAATAGTTGAAATCTCTGAGCGAGCCATTGAGTGCTCATGATCATATGATTCTGGAAAATTTCCAGGATGAACTGTGGCAATATTATATTTTAATTGATTAGTGGTTAATGCTGATGGAATTGAAAACATATCCCAATACTTTGGACCATATTTACATTCGCTACGAGTCTCATCTTTATTGCATTTGGGACAGTATCTAATCATCGATTGTTCCTCCTTTACTGGTACACAATTAGGAACCACTTTATTACCTTTCTTTTTCATACCTTCTTGCTTATAACCATCCCAACAATCTTCCGATTTTGTGCCCCAATTATCAGCACCAACTTTACGACATTTGACAAGTGCTCCTGATGCATATGCACTTGGCCAAACACTATATCTTGACTTTACTTTATGATAACAAGCGTCTTTTTCTCCGCTGCCTTTTCCAGGTTTATCTTTGACTTCTTGTAAATCCATTTCTTCAGTTCTTACGTTAGTTGGTTTTGCTCCACCAGTTTTTTCTGGTTGGTTGGGATCTAAACGATTTTTTCTTCTTCTTGCCGCTTCTTCTTCATCTTTTGAAAGTGCTCTCTTCATCTTGGAACTACCACACTTTGGTGTAGAAGTTTGACCAGGTTGGCGAGCACAAGGTTTACCTGCCCATTTTCCACCCAATTGAACCCAACCTTTTTTATCATCAGAAGATTTTGATTTGTTGAACCAGTCGTGAAGACCTTCATCACCAGATGCAGTTTCTTCTTTTACGTCTTTAAATTTTTTATGATGCTTTTTGGCATCTGCTTCCATTTTTTTCAAACGAGTATAATAATCTGGAATTTCATCAAGATGTTGAAGAGCAATATCAGTGGCAAGATCTTTATCTTTTGTATGTTCGTGTTCAATAGGAATTCCCATTTCAAGTTGCTTTTTTATAAAAGAAACATCAAGACGATGTTTTTTTGCAATTTGCTCAACTGATTTGTGTGATTTTACTTCGTGCATCTCATTAAAGGGCGATTTGGATTTTGTTTCTTCACCTTTTGCCCTTTTTTTACGAGCAGCACAATGAGCTCTTTGTGAAAATCCTTTTGGACTATCACAGTCTATCGATTTTTTATAATCCTTAGACCAACTCATTTAATGTAAAAACTACTCCTTATTATTTAGAAAACCTTGCTTGAGTAGTTTAGAAAGTTCTGATGTTGACCCTACAAACACTGCATTGTTAGTAACATTATTTGTTGTTTTTGTAGTATCTTCTTCAACATCTTTAAGTTTCTTTTGCAAATCAATAAGTTTATCCGTCACATCACCAACGCTTTTAATTAATTGCCCAGCAACTTCATATGCTCTTGGAGAATCACTTTCACCTGCAAGCTCCATAATTCCATTGATAGCTTCTTGCCCCTTCTCTATCAAAGAATACAAGTTTGCTCGGGTGTATTCATAGTCTTTTTTAATATCTTGACTCTGAATAGGTACAACTTCTAGTTTATTTTCGGTCTTTTCTACCTCAACAATTTTACTTTCAATGTTGAGAGCATTATCTAGACCATCATAATTATTTTTCATAAGATATTAAATGTCAGTTTGTTGTGTAGGACTATAAGTCTTAGAGTCTTCGAAAGACAACCACTCTTCATCAAATCCAAAATTGTCATCTGGTGCAGCATCATAAGGATCTGGTTGAACTGTATATCTCACCTCTCTCTTTGCAGTTTGTCTATTTGTATCACTATACATATCAACTTGAACCTTACGAATTAGACCATCGGTTGTTTCTGCTACAGGACCGAATAGATATGTTTTGACCGTAAAATTGAAAGTATAGATTAAAATTCTTCTGGTCGAAAAATCACCTTCATAATCATCAGTAAACGATACGTTATCTAAAATGATTGGTATATCTCTTTTTTCGCCAATTGAATCGACAAGATCTACTGTAAGATTAAATGATGGTTGAAAATATGGAAGAATCTGCTCAGTTACCTGTAAAGCATCATCTTGAAGCTTTGACATTAAATTTAGTTGAAACCCAAGATTATATGGTACAGGCAGAAAAACTTTTTTTAAGTTAGAACCATCACAAGCTCTAAAGGTTTGAGTAATATTTGCCTTTCTTGTTGGATCATATTGGATTGAAGTCATCTCAAATGATAACCTAGGCAAAGTCATTGCAACTGGTTTATTTAATTCTGGTTGCTGCTCTATTCTGGCAAGAAATTTTTGAATCGGACCATATGCCAAAGGAACTTTCATCTCACTAATACTATCACCAGTTGAATCTTTATGTCTGATGTAAATGTCATTGAACAGAGTGCCAAAAGCAATTACTGTCCTTCTAATTATTTCGTGATAGTAGTAAGTTCCTAACATTAAAATGTACCAAATGGATTTGACTCTGAGAAATCTACAATGCCATCAGCTGCATTTTCGATTTCGATATTTTCACTATATTTATCATATTGATCCCAACTGTCATAAGATTGGACGGAATATGTCGCACTGGAAGCAGCTCCTACAATTACTTCCCCAGGATAAAAACCTTTAGTTGCTGCATTATCTACAAGAGAAATCTTAAGAATTTTTGTATCAGCGTCCCAAGATTTAACACGACCTCTTGTCCCTGATGTAGAACCAACAACTTCTTCGTTGAACAAATATGTTCCAATTCCAGAAAGAACGGGTGGTGGTGCAATTACAACCGTTGGGGTAACAGTATAACCAGCACCAGGATTTGTAATTCTAATCGCATTAACAGACTGACCAACACCAATTACAGATACTGCAGTGGCAGTTTGTCCTGCTCCGACAGAACCAACAATACTTACAATAGGTGAAGTGACATAACCACCACCATTACTTGTAATTACAAAACTTGAAATACCACTCAAACTTGTTTCAATAGAACAAGTTGCTGCAGCACCAGTACCACCTCCACCACTAATTGTAATTGTGGGGGGAACGGTATAACCCGCACCTGCATTAGTTAATATAATTGATTCGATAGAACGAACACCTGCTCTGCTAGTTGTGATTGCAACTGCCGAAGCATTAAATCCACCAAAAGGTGCTGTTGTAATTGCTACCGTTGGCGTTGAAGTGTAATCATACCCATCATTGTTTAAAAATATCTCACGGATATAACCTGTCTTAAGAACAGCATTTGCTGTTGCTGTTGATCCTGCCCCAATTAGTTGAAGTGTTGTAATATAACCCTGATCTTCAATTTGAGTATCAATTTCTTGAATCGATGTATCAATGACTTCATCTTCATATTCAAATAATTCACATTTTAACTCATAAACATATAATTTACCTAACTGATAAAAATTTACTTCGTGCTCAACAAACTTAACTTCAAATATTCTTTGTCCTAAAGGAAAATATACTAAATCCCCTTCTCTTGGTCTAGATGAAAGAACGATTTCATTATCGTCTTCTCCTTCTAAAAATGGAGAAATAAAATCTTCAAATCGTTCTTTTGAAATAATTAGACTTAATTCATCTCTCAAACTCATTCCAAATTTCGTAAGAATATCTCCCTGTCCACCATAACCATCAAAACTATTAATATATGCTTCAATGGCAAAGTTATCATCAAACTTTGATGATTGTATTTCTTTAATAATAGTTTGTTTTCTTACAAATTTTCTTGGGATATAGATAACATCTACCCCATAAATTTTCAATTGTTCATTAATTAAATCTTGTACAAGTCTTTGTTCTCCTGGAGAACCTTGTAAGAAAAAGGGGTTAAGTGCCATTATTATCCAATAAAATCGTAAGGAGGAAGTTCGTAATCCATAGACATTCTTTGTCTGATATTTTCCAACTCTCTTTCAGCATCTTCATATATTTCTCTACCGTTTAATTCAATACCACCAGGAAGTTTAACTCCTCTAAACTTGATGAGGTTCTGACCCCACTGCCTCTTCATTAATGCTGTCAGATATTTCTTCAAGAAACTATCATTATAAACTTTGGTAAAATCATTTGGATCTAAGATTCTATAGCAG